CAGCAGTTAGCGGGGACGAAGAGGATGTGCTGCACTAGGGGAAAGTACGACCGAACAAAGGCTCTGTGTGACCTATCTACGCGCGCGAGCCCAGTGATATGCAGAAATTGCATGGCACAAATTGGGCAAAGATCTATGCGTTTATTGCATACCGAGTTAAGTCATTGTTTTTATTGCACATTAGATTCGCATAATAAGTATTATGTTAATTATTGCATTGTTTTTGCCGGATACCGACCCCCCACCCTCCCAAAAACCGCGCGCCGATCCTTACCATGTAATATACCTGCTGAGATGTGCCCGTGACACTGCCTTTGAACCAGGCCCAGGTTGCTGCTATAAATCACATCTCGGAGCTACGGAGGGGCATCACGGATAGCGAAAGCGCTTCTGAGCAGTTAGAGTGCGCTGTATTGCTAATTGATGTATATGAGGCTATCCTAGAGGCTAACGGCATATTGATCTATGAGGACCAAGAGAAGGTTATTGAGCATTGACGCATATTGAGATCCCTTATGAGCCCAGGCCGTTACAGATGTCTTTACATAATGAGATGCAAGAGAAGCGGTGGGGAGTTGTTGTATGTCATCGAAGGTTTGGCAAGACTGTTTGGGCTATTAATCATATATTGCGGCATGCGTTGCTTTCTGGAAAGGCTAACCCCCGGTATGCTTATATGGCGCCCACCTATCGCCAGGCGAAGAATGTAGCCTGGGATTATATAAAACATTTCGCTGGTGGCATACCGAATGTGCGGTTTCACGAGACTGAATTGCGGTGTGATTTACCTACTGGTGGTAGGATTAGTTTACTTGGTGCTGAGAACCCTGATAGTTTACGTGGTATATATTTGGATGGGTGTGTCATGGATGAGGTTGCTGACATGCCGGAGAATGTGTTTCCAGAGGTTTTACGCCCGGCACTTTCAGATCGTAAAGGTTTTTGTATTTTCGTTGGCACCCCGAAGGGGGCGAATGCTTTTTATGATTATTATGAACAGGCGGTTTCGGATGATGGGTGGCTTGCGGCGGTATATAAGGCCAGTGAGACTGATATTCTTGATAAAGAGGAATTGGAAGCGGCGCAGTCTATGATGACGCATGATCAGTACATGCAAGAATTTGAGTGTTCCTGGAATGCGAATGTTCCTGGATCTATATACGGACAGGAGCTCGAGGATGCTACGGGTGAGGGGCGTGTAACAAAAGTTCCTTATGACCCTACGGCGAAGGTAGACACCTGGTGGGATCTTGGGATTGGCGATAGTACGAGCGTAATTTTTACACAGACTATCGGAAGGGCTGTACATGTGATAGACTTCTATGAAAATAGGAACCAGGGTTTGCCACATTATTGTCAGATTTTAAATCAAAAGAATTATTTATACGGGACACACAACGCTCCGCATGATATAGAAGTTCGTGAATTGGGTAGTGGTAAGTCGCGCCGTGAGGTTGCCTGGGACTTAGGTTTGAATTTTCGTGTTGTTCCCAAGCTTCCTGTTGAGGATGGAATACATGCGGCGCAAATGCTGATACCTAAGATTTGGTTTGATCGTGAGAAGTCTAAACAGTTATTAGAATGTTTGCGGCAGTATCATAGATCGTACAATGACAAGACACGGACGTTTAGAGCAACGCCCGTACATGATTGGAGTAGTCACGCTGCTGATGCGTTTAGGTATTTGGCGGTTGGCATTAGAGAAACGGGGCCGACTATGAAGGCTCCACAAATGCAAGCGGTGATGGATTATGATCCGTTTGCGGCATAGGAGAAAGATATGGCCCCTTTAATTCCTGCATTGCTTGGTGCTGTCGCTGGTGGTGTTGCTACGAGTACAGTAGGCGGTGCTGTTGCTGGCGCCGTTGCTGGTAATGTTCTTGGCAATAAGAAAAAGAAAAAAGCGGCTACAACGCCAGCTCCCACTCCTCCACCTGTTATTGAGCCACCTGCTCCACCTCCCCCACCGCCACCGCCGCCACCACCGCCGCCACCACCTGAGCCTGAGCCTGTTGGTGTTGGAAAAGGAACTACTAGCGCGTCTGGTGGTAAAGAAGAGGCAGTTGATATTGTCCAGGAGACAACTGGGGTTTCTGAAAGTGAAGCTAAAAAGGTTGCTGATGACATTGATAAAGGTAGAATTGAAACCACGCCGCCAAAAGTTGAGGTGAGCGAAATTGAAAAAATGACTGAAGAGTTAAAAAATACGGGTACTGTTTCCACAGCAAAAACAGAAACTGTTAAAAAAGAAGAAACGGCAAAAACAGATACTGCTGTTAAAGAGACTGCAAAAACAGATACTGCTATTAAAGATACAACAGCAAAAGAAACTTCTGGTAAATCTATAATTTCTTCTGGAACTAAAGATACGGCATCAGTTTCCGGCCCTGCTGCTGAAAAAGAAGCTCCAACTGCTTCTGCTGAAACTATTGAGAAAGTTCAGAGTTCGGCAGAGGCTGGTACAGCAAAAACAGCAATGCGAGGTCGCAGATCTCAGATTGCTACAACTGCTCAAGGGCTCTTAGCTCCAGCTAAAACACGCCGCCGCCGTTCTTTGATAGGCATGATTAGATGATGTATCGCCGCAATGTTGCTGGAGAAATGGGCGCTAAGTCATCACAACCTGCTAAACGCCGGGCTGATATGACTGTGGATCCTCTCGAGCGATTAAATCAAAAGATGGCTGGACGTATGAAAGGCGGCGCTGTAGAGGGCAAAAATAAAAAAAAGCGTTCATTAATGAATAGTATTGGAGTAATGTAATGGTACAAGTAAACCCGCTCGTTGCGCAGCTAGACCGTAGATATAAAACTCTACAAACCCAAAGATCTAACTGGGAAAAGCATTGGCAAGAACTTGCGGATTACATGTTGCCGCGCAAAGCTGATATTACAAAACAGCGAAGCCAGGGTGATAAAAGAACGGAATTAATATACGATGGAACGGCTATTCATGCGGTCGAGCTTTTATCTTCTTCGTTGCACGGCATGCTTACGTCACCTAGTACGCCCTGGTTTTCTATGCGTTACCGGGATCCCTCTTTGCAAAATGATGATGAGGCAAATGAGTGGTTAGAGCTATGTATAGATCAAATGTATAAAGCTTTTCACAGATCTAACTTTCAACAGGAAATCCACGAACTTTATTATGACCTGGTGGTTTTTGGAACATCTGCGCTGTATATCGAGGGTGATAACGATGGTTTGCGTTTTTCTACCAGGCACATTGCAGAAATAACAATTTCAGAAGATTTAAACGGTAGAGTCGATACTGTTTATCGTAAGTTTAAATTAAGCGCTAGGGCGGCAGCTCAAAGGTTTGGTGAAGAAAACTTACCAATAGCAATTAAAAAAACCTTAGAAAAGGAACCACATAAAGAACATGAGCTTATTCATGCTGTTTTCCCAAGAGGAGAAGCAAAGGGAGCTTTTGCTAAAAACAAACCAGTAGCTTCAGTTTATTATCATTTAGACACAAAAGCTTTGATTTCTGAGGGCGGCTTTGATGATTTCCCATTTATGGTCCCGCGATTTGTAAAAGACAGTGTAAGCACATATGGGCGCTCACCAGCTATGAATGCTTTGCCAGATGTTAAAATGGTCAACAAAATGTCTGAGACAACAATACGTGCTGCTCAAAAACAGATTGACCCGCCGCTGATGGTGCCGGATGACGGTTTTGTTTTACCTGTTCGAACAACGCCAGGTGCTTTGAATTTTTATCGCACGGGAACAAGAGACAGACTAGAGCCGTTGCAGATCGGCGCAAATAACCCACTAGGTTTAAACATGGAAGAACAGCGGCGCAATGCAATTCGCCAGGCATTCTATGTAGATCAGTTGTTGATGGCTCAGGGCCCAGCCATGACAGCGACTGAAGTGTTGCAGCGTAATGAGGAGAAGATGCGATTGCTTGGGCCTGTCCTGGGCAGGTTGCAGTCTGAGTTATTGCAGCCTCTCATTTCCCGCTCTTTTGCGCTGCTGCTCAGGAATGGCCTCCTCCCGGCTGCTCCTGAGCAACTACAAGGTCAAGATATTGACATCGAGTATGTTTCTCCATTGGCAAAAGCACAAAGATTAACAGACTTACAGTCTATGCTTCGAGGCTTTGAGGTTATGTTGCAAGTTGCGGAAGTTGCTCCTGTCATGGATTACTTAGATCCAGACAAGCTTGTTCAGTACTTGGTTGAGGTAACTGGTATTCCGGCGCGCGTTATTCGCAGCAATGAAGAAGTTTTACAGTTAAGAGATGAGCAAGAGCAAGCGGCTCAACAACAGGCAGCAGCTCAACAGCAAGCGGCTTTGGCGCAACAGGCGCAACAGGTAGCTCCCCTGGTTAAAGCCGTTGGGGATACTAGCTAATGAAAAAGATAGAAGATCTAAAGTTAGCTTATAGAAGAACATTTAACACCAGTGATGGTGAGGAAGTATTACGTGATTTGAAATCCAGGCACGGGTTTGAAACCACAACATTTTCGGACAATCCTTATGAAACTGCATTTAATGAAGGCCAGCGCGCAACTGTGTTGCTGATTGTCCGTATGCTGGCTGAAGGGAAGGAACCAAGATGAGCGAAGAGGCAATCCAAGATACGGGATCTCAAGAGGCTGTAGTAGCAGAGGCGGCTCCAGCCAGCTTTCACGAAACACTATCAGAAGATCTGCGAGCAAATCCAGGCTTGCAAAAATTTACAGATATTAACGGATTAGCTAAAAGTTATGTTAATCTTGAGCATATGATGGGTAGGGACAGAATACCTGTGCCTGGTCAAGCTGCAACATCTGATGAATGGCGGGAAGTATATACACGTTTGGGATCTCCTACGGATCCGAAAGAGTATTCTGTTCAAGTGGCAGATGGAATTTTGCAAGAGGGCGAGGCCGACAGTTTCAAAAATGCTTTGTATGAAGCTGGTTTAAACAACAGTCAGGCTCAGAAAATGTCGGATTTTATGTCTGGTATAGTTGAGGGAGCGCAAGAACGTTTTGATCAAAGTGCAGATGAAGCCAGGTATAATTCTGAACAAGAGCTGCGCCAAGAATATGGTCAAGCTTTCGATCAAAAACTAGAAATGGCTAAGATGGCTGCTACCAATTTACTTGGCGGTACTGATTTGTTCGATGAAATCCAGTTGTCTGATGGTCGTATGCTGGGAGATGAGCCTCGCATTATAAGAATGTTTGCTGAGTTAGCAGCACAAATTGGCGAGGATAATATTGTGGGTGAGACAAACGAGTTAATTATGACACCAGACGAAGCAATGAACGAAGCTAAAAAGCTAATGTCAGAAGGGCCATATCAAGATAAAAACCATCCTCAACACGATCATTATGTGTCTGAGGTAAACAGATTATTTAACCTGGGAGGATAATAATAATTTAAAAGATAATACGGAATTGCAAAAAGTGTATAATTAGCATAGTATGCAATACTAAGTGGATAACCGTAGGGCCCACAAGTAAGCTTGTAGTCAAGCGGAGTAGCTGCCCTAAGCAATAGCACGGCCCCGAAAGGGACAACCAAGCGCAGTAAACCTTAAACTGAAACTGTTAGGAGGAGGACATAATGTCTACTCAAATTAATACAGCTTTTGTCAATCAGTTTAGCGCAAATGTTCAGATGTTGTCTCAACAGATGGGCTCTCTACTGCGTAATTCAGTAGACGTTGAAACTGTCAATGGCGAAAAAGCTTTCTTCGATCAAGTAGGATCGGCAGCAGCCGTTAAGCGTACAACGCGGCACGGTGACACTCCAATGGTTGAGACACCCCATGAAAGACGCATGTGTGTTTTAGCAGACTATGAATATGCAGATCTGATCGATGATCAGGACCGTGTACGTTTGCTTATCGACCCTACATCAACATACAGCCGTGCAGCAGCCGCTGCTATGGGCCGTGCAATGGATGATGAAATTATCGCAGCAGCTTTGGGTACATCCCAAACTGGTAAAGATGGTGGAACATCAACAGCGCTTCCAAGTGCTCAAAAAATTGTGCATGGTTCCGCTGGTTTAACAATCGCAAAACTAGTCTCTGCTAAAGAAATACTAGATGCGGCAAGTGTAGATGCTTCTATACCGCGCCACATTGTTGTATCTCCAAAGCAGGTAAGTGATCTGTTGAACAATACAACTGTGACTTCAAGCGACTTCAACACTGTGAAAGCGCTTGCACAAGGCGAGATTAACACCTTTGTAGGTTTTAATTTCATCGTTTCTAACCGTTTGACAGATGATGGCACTAGTCGCCAGGTTATTGCATTTGCATCAGACGGTATTAAGTTAGCGATTGGTAAAGAGCCAAGTGCTAGAATTGATGAACGTGCCGACAAGTCATATGCAACGCAAGTCTACTACTGTCAGTCTCTTGGCTGCACAAGGATGGAAGAGTCCAAGGTAGTAGAAATAGCATGTAACGAATAAGGAGATTTGACTTATGGCTACTGTTTATTCCACCCAAAGAACTAACAACAGGTCAACTCCTGTTGCTATGAACAAAGCCAATGAGCTGGGCGGTCGTATCCGTGTTGCTCATGGCGTGTACGAAGCAGCTTCTTTAGCATCTGGTGATGTTATTGAGATGTTTATTCTACCAGACGGCGCAAGATTGCTTGAAGGGTCACTAGCACATGATGCTATGGGTTCATCAACAACCTTGTCAGTTGGTTACGCAGCGCACACAAATGCGGCTGGTACAGCGGTTTCCGCTGCTCCTGCTGGATATAAAGCTGCTGCTGCATCAACATCTGCTCAAAAAGTGGACATCCTTGCTACCTTAGCTCTTGGCTCAGGTACAGAGACAGACACTAATGAGGATGGTGTTGCTGTTACCGCAACTATGGGCGGTGCTGCTGGTACTGGTACTATTGAGATAACTATGAAGTATGTAGTTGACTAATTAGATGGGGGCGGTTCGCCGCCCCTTCTTTTACAAGGTAGGTAAAGATGGCTAGTACAGTTGATATTGCAAACTTTGCGCTAAACAATCTAGGCGCGTCTAATATTTCCTCATTAGATGAAAACAGTAAAGCAGCAAGGATTGTAAATCAGAGGTACGAGTCTGTACGTGATGCAGTCTTTCGAGCTCATCCCTGGAATTGTTTGATGCAAAGATCTCAACTTGCCCAGGATACTGAAGCCCCTGCGTATGGTTATGCAAAACAATACTCTCTACCTGCTGATCCGTTTTGTTTACGGGTCTTAGAATTTTCTACGGGTACGTTATCGTATCCTCAAGACAACATAACAAGTAATACTGGTGGGCCAGTGTTTGTCATCGAGGGGCGAAAGCTACTTACAGATGAAAACTCAGCTCAAATAAAATACATTGGTAGGATTACAGATCCTCAGCAATATGATGCAAGTTTAATAGAAGCTTTAGCTGCTAGATTAGCTGCTGAAGTTTGTTATGCGGTTACTGGATCGACTTCTATGGTGCAGATCCAAACATCTTTATATGAAGCAAAAATGACAGAAGCGCGTTTTAATGATGCGACTGAAGGCGCAACCCAGCGCTTAGAGGCAAGCGACTTTATCGAATCGAGGTTCTAATGGCACGTTCCGCACCAGCTTTTAGCTCCTTTACAGCAGGTGAGATTAGCCCACGATTAGAAGGCCGCACCAATATTGAGAAATATCAAGAAGGGCTAACTGAACTTACAAATATGGTTGTTATGCCTCATGGTGGTGTAACAAGGCGCCCTGGGACAGAATACCTGGGCGAAGTAAAAAGCAGTGCAGTAAAAACCAGGTTAATACCGTTTCAATTCAAAACATCTGATACATATATCCTTGAGTTTAGTAATCAGATTATGCGTGTTTTTCGTAATGATTTGCAGGTTTTAAATGCAACCGACAAGAATATTACAGCTATTACAAAAGCTAATCCAGGCGTTTTAACTAGTAATTCTCATGGTTTTAGTAATGGTGATGAGATTTTTGTTGACAGCATAGGCGGCATGACAGAGCTAAATGCTCGTAACTATAGAGTTGCAAACGTAACGACTAATACATTTTCTTTGCAAGATTTGTTTGGCAACAACATAAACACAACAAGTTTTACAACTTATACATCAGGCGGCACTGCAACGGAAATATTTGAGGTAGCTCACCCATATACTGAAGCTCAGTTGTTTGATGTTCGTTTTGCTCAATCTGCTGATACAATGTATTTAGTTCACCCAAGTCACCCAGTTAAAACATTAACAAGAACAGATCATAATGCTTGGTCTTTTGCTTCACTAAGCATTACTGAAAACACTACGCCAACACTTACAAGTACAAATAACTATCCTAGTGTTGTGTCTTTCTTTGAGCAGCGTTTAGTTTTTGGTAATACGAATAACAATCCGCAAACATTATGGTTTAGTAAAAACGGAGACTATGGAGATTTTACTACGGGAACAGGTGATGACAAAGCGTTAATTTACACAATAGCCTCTAACCAGGTTAACGCTATTCGTTTTTTATCTGCAACTAGAGTTTTGACTGTTGGCACTTCTGGCGGCGAATATGTTTTGACATCAACAAATGATGGACCTGTTACGCCGACAACAACACTTATTCGTAAATATTCTAACTATGGCACGGCACAAGTAGAGCCCGTGCAGGTTGCTGATGTTACTTTGTTTGTTCAACGGGGAAGCCGAAAGATACGAGAGTTTAAGTTTGCGGGTGATGTTAATACTGGCGGTTACTCAGCTCCAGATATGACTATTTTAGCAGAGCACGTTACAGAGGGTGGCCTGGATCACATGGCTTACCAGCAAGAGCCGGATAGTATTGTTTGGTGTGTTCGTAATGATGGTACGCTCCTGGGCATGACGTATCGCCGCGAAGAACAGGTTGTTGCTTGGCATAAACATATTATTGGTGGCAGCTTTGGATCTGGACAGGCGGTTGTTGAAAGCATAGCAACGCTACCTACTGATACTGGTGAAGATGAGCTTTACATGATCGTAAAGCGTACAATTAACAGCGTAACTAAGCGTTATGTTGAAAAGTTAAAGTTGTTTGATTTTGGAGATGATACAACAACAGCATTTTTTGTTGATAGTGGTTTGCAATATAGTGGTGGGGCCATCAATGCACTAGGTGGGCTGTATCATTTAGAGGGGCAAGCCATACAAGTTTTGGTAAACGGTGCAACGCATCCTGACAAAAGTGTTAGCAGCGGCTCGATAGCATTAAACTACTCAACTGTAAAAGCTGCTGTTGGTTACGGATTTGATAGTTCGATGCAGACATTGCGTATTGATAGCGGATCTGTTGATGGAACAAGCCAGGGAAAACCGAAACGTATACATCAAATAACTGTACGTTTCTTTGAAACTGTTGGTGCTGAAGTCGGAAATGACAGCGGAGAGATTGATCGTATATTTTTTAGAGACAGCTCTATGTCTATGGATACAGCCGTTCCAATGTTTACTGGGGATAAAGATATTGAGTTTCCTGGTGGATTTGACGATGATGACAGAATTTATATTAAACAGAGCCAGCCATTGCCGTTAACGGTATTGGCTTTCTACCCACGCATGAATACGTTTGACAAATGATTAGAGATAACTTGACCAGATCCCATGTTCTTGACGCTTTTGAGCGAATAGATAGGACTGTGACGCTTGGGCCCGTGCAGGTATTAGATGCTATTCCAGTTTATACTTTGCCAAAACGCGGGTATGCTTTTATGGAAAGAGGTGAAATTTATGCGATTGGTGGTATACTGCCAGTATGGGAAGGTGTTGGGGAAATCTGGTTGATCCCAACAAAACTTGCTAAAACAAAACCAGTGTCTTTAGCCAGGCATATAAAGTTAGGTTTATTTGATATGGAACAATCTTTAGAGTTACGGCGTTTACAAGCTGCTGTTCGATGCGGTTTTGATAGAGGCCATGACCTTGTAAAGTTTTTAGGTTTCCAAAGCGAAGGTGTTATGCGCAAGTATGGCCCAGACGGTGAGGACTATGAAAGGTATGCGAAATGGCAAACTTCTTACCATTCATAACTGTTGGAGCTCAAATCATTGGTGGGGTTCAACAAAAAAAAGCGGCAGACAAAGCGGCTGAAGCTGCACAAAGCGCAGGTGAGTTTAATGCTCAGATTATAGAACGTGACATAGATTTGTTTGAGCGACAGCGCGGTGTACTGAATGCAATGTTCTCGATTGACCAGCGAAGAGCCAGGGAAATCTTTGAGCGAGATGTTCAAGGAACTGTTCGAGCAAGTACTGGGTATGCTGGTTTTGATATGAGCCAGGGAACGCCAATGACCGTTTTAAGAGAAAACGCTCGAGAGTTTGATTTTCAAACAGCAATAGGAAAGTTTGATAATGAAGTTCAAAACTTACAGATAAGTGATGCGCAAGAAGAATCTAGGTTAAACGCAGAGCTTTCTCGCAAGGAAGGTGGTATGGCTGCTGCATCGTCAAGAGCTTCTGGCACTGCTTCACTCATATCAGGTTTTGGTAAAGCTGCAACAAGCGCTTACGAAAGTGGAATATTTACATGAAGATACCTGTATATACAGCTCGGGGGCAAATTAGCAGCACAATGCCAGGCCGTCAGATTAGGGCTCGAAAATCTATCCAGGCAGCTCAACAAGCGGAGTTGGCGGCAGCAGGGCCTGGTTTGGCTTTAACGGAACAAATTGGTGAGTACGCTACAACACGTTATAAAATGCAAGTTGAAAACCAGCTTAATAATGCAATGCTTGATGCTCAAGAAGCTTTGCGTGATAGGCGTAAAGAATTAGGTAAAGTAAATAATTACGACAAAGTATTAGATGACGGTGATAATTCTATTTGGAATAAAGAAACCGCAGAACTAAACACAAGGTTGCGTAAAAAAGTTGGCAAAGATAAATACGCATTACAACAATTCGATAGCCGTTTTCGTCAAATTGAACAACAAAACAGGTTTGTTTTACGAGATGTTATTGATGAAAGAACAAAAAAAGACGCAGTTTTAAATCGTTCTCGTAAGCTACAAAATGCTGAAGATGACATAGTTAACAATTACGATCTTTCCCAGGTAAGTTTTATTTTACGTGATGTTATCCAGGACACAAATAAACTTGCGGAAATAAAAGCCGGAAACATTGATGTATTAAACGAACAACAACGAACTTTGTTTCTTCGAGCAACTTTAAGATCTTTTGAAAAAAATGCAGATGAAGCGACTAGCGGTGTAGCTTTTGTTGACCAGGTACGCCAAGCAATAAGAGATGGCGATGAGACTGCCCTTAAATCTTCTCAAGCTGCTTATGTTTATGGTTTGATGAAAATGTTAGACTCAACAGATCAAGCTAAAATTTTTAAAACAGTTGGCGCTACTCAAACATATTTAGAAGGCGAAACGATTGCAGAACAAAACGCGCGCAAACAAGCTGATTTATATTTAGATGACTTTAGATCTTCTTTGGATGTTTATGAAAAACAACTTACAGAAGGTAATGTATTAGATAATGAAATTATTGATGAAATAGGTAGAAACTTAAGCGAAAGTGTTTTGCCTCGTATTAGTGATGAAGGTGAGCGCCAAGCTGTAGCAAAATCGTATGCTGACCTGGTATCTTTTAATGATTTTCAAAAAAGCTTTGGTAGAAGAGTTACACTAGATACAATCGATGATGCTATTTCTACGTTTAGATCTGAAGGTATTGCTGGAGAGTTGAGCTTAGGCATTGATACTGATCGAGAAGAAAACCTTATTGCGTTTATGGAACAATATAAAGAAAATATGACTAAAGCCCTGGGCAAAAACGGGGATGCTATTTCTTTTGCAGCGCGCACTAAAATGGACGGTATTAGCATTGCTGGTGTTAATTTCTCATCAGAAGCTTTTGCAAATAATGCAACAGGTCTAAACGCACGTTTAACTCAAGGATCTAAAATAAAAGCAAACAATAAACTTAATCATCTTCCTATTTTAACAAATGATGAGATGATGCAGCTCCAAAACGTATTTAATCAATCTTCTTTTGAAGAACAACGCGCAATCATTAATGGTATAAACCAAGAGCTAGGGCCTAAAAGCTCTGAGCTTTACAGCAAAATAAGCAAAGATGCTCCAATGATGGCGCACTTAGCTGGTTTAATTGATCTTAATGGCGTGAATGACGAAGCGTCCAGGCAGATCCAACTAGGGCTTTCTGCTGAAAATAAAGTTAAGGTTTCCTCGCTTACTGATTTAGGCGGCACTTTAGTTTACAATGAAATTGTCCTGGACGCATTTGGAACATTGCCAGAAAAACTTGAGCAAAGTTTACGTGGTGTAACTCAGCAATCTGTTGAAGCAATATTAACATACCGTATGATGTATGAAGGGCTAGATGTTCAAACTTTAAAAAAAGAAGATATACAAAATATTGTTAGTTTTGCAATGGGTGGATCTAAAGACGGTACTCGAGGCGGCATAGGTGTATATGGTGGAAATGACAGATCCTATTTCCGTCCTAAAAATGTTTCTGACGAAGAATTTACAACAGCCGTTGATGGTTTAACTGCTGAAAAACTATCACGTATACCTGGTAACGACATACCCGAAGGAGATTATGAAGTTACAAATAATATTCTTGAAGGTTTCTTAAAAAGTGATGATGCGGGTATTGCAGCGGTAGGCCGTGATAATCGTGGTTATATCATTTATGAAATGTATCGTGGAGAGCCTGGAATGTCTCAAGCTATTGGATCTCAAAATGGTGATCCGTTAGTTTTTAC